GGACTTAAAGCAACAGATCTGATAAAAAGAAAATAACAAAGGATAAATAATATGAGAGACGATTTTAAAAGCAGACCCTACAAAGTAAGATTTCCATATGGAAGTAGTACTTCAAAAAAACAAAGTGCAAATTCTAGACTTGATGAATCTCTAGGAATGAGAGATGGCAAAGAATCTACTAAATCACAAAGTTTTAAATCTAGAAGAGACGAGTCTAGAGGATCTAAAAAATAATGAATTCATCTAGGATGAACAGATTAGAAGAACTTGGAAGAGTTGATTCTGAAAAAGCATATACTAAAAAAGGTAAATCAAATCTTAAAGATGAAAAGAAAAGAATTGTTAACTCACTAGCTAATGGTGGAATGGTTACAGTTTCAGGCAAAGGCCAAGGTAAAGTTATGTCTGGTCGTAATAAGAAAACTTATATCTGTTAATGTTAAATATTAAAGATGCTATTAAAAAACCAGGATCTTTAAGAGCTTCTTTAAATATTAAAAAAGGTAAAAAAATACCTGAAAAGATATTAAACAAAGCAGCTAAGGCGCCAGGAAAAATGGGACAACGTGCTAGATTTGCTAAAACACTAAAAGGATTTAAAAAATAATGACTGTTAGATCTGTAACTTCAATATTCGGAATAGCTAAAAGAGGATTTGGAATGTTGGGAAAAGCAAAAAAGGCTTCTTCTACAATTAGTTCTGTCAAACCTGGAAAAAATTTAGCCAAGAAAAGAAAGAATCAAGATGAAGTAATTAAGGCAAAAGATAGAATTATGAAAGATTTACCTACGGAAGGTAAAGTAAAAGTTAGAACTAGTGTGCCACTTAAAAATACTAATAAAGAAATAGCTAATATTCTAGATAGAAAATAATGAAAAAGATAAAAGAAATATATAATAAATTAGTAGATAAAATCTTTGGTAAAAGATGTTTATGTCCTGAAGACATGTTGAGAAAACATCAACCCATGAGATGTAAAGTGTGTGGAAAAATCTATAATTAAAAATGAGAGATACTAAAGCTCTTGAAGCTTTCTTTAAAAATAACTACAAGAGAATTAAAGAAATGAGTTTATTTAGAGACTTGAAAAAAGAAGTTAATTCAGGCGCTAATGGAACACAAGACTATGTAATTAAGAAAGGTCCAAATAAGGACAAAATAGCTAAAACATAAAGGAGAAGAGAATGGACGAAATAAAAATAATAAGTAAGACGCAGAAATCACTACAACAAAGACTACAAGATATAGGGGATGCTCTTCTAGCAGGAGGGGTTGACAATATGGAAAAATACCGCTATTTAGTAGGACAAGCACATGGAATACAATTAACATTACAGGATATCTCTAACCTGCTAAAACCTAAGGAGCAAGAAGATGAGCAAGGAAACGTTATCGACATCAGTGGAAAAGGAAGCACCAAAAATTAAACTTGGTCTTCAAGACAAATACGAAGAAGAGAATAAAAATTTACCACCAGAACAGGAACCTTTAAGTCCAGAAAATATTGGAAGTGAAACGGTTGACGAGTTACCTAATCCAAGTGGTTATAGAATTTTAGTTTTACCTTTTACACCAAAGAACAAAACAAAAGGTGGAATTTTATTTTCCCAAGAAACTTTAGACAAAGCAAGAATAGCTACAACATGTGGTTATGTTTTGAAGATGGGAGATTTAGCATACACAGACAAGGACAAGTTCGGCGATCCGTGGTGCAAAAAAGGAGATTGGGTTATCTTCGCTCGCTATGCGGGTTCGAGATTACCAATTGAAGGTGGGGAAGTGCGTATACTTAACGATGATGAAGTTTTAGGAACTGTTGCAGATCCCGAATCCCTTCTTCATTTAATTTAACAACATAGGAGAAACTATGCCAGACGAAATAAAAGCATCAGAAGAATTAATTGACGTAGGTGAAACAACCGGCGCAGAAATTAATTTAGATGATAAAGGGGAACCAGAGAAAATTGAAACTCCTTTAGAAGAAGAAATAGAAGTTGAACAGGTTTCAGAAGATAAATCTTTTGAAAATGAAAGAGAAGTTAATCTTAAAAAACCTGAAGAGAAAGATGAGTTAAAAGATTATAGTGAAAGCGTTCAAAAGCGTATTGCTAAATTAACTCGTAAGATGAGAGAAGCAGAAAGACAAAAAGAAGAAGCTGTCATGTATGCTCAAATGACTAAAGCTGAAAAGGATAAATTACAAACTAAACTTTCTACTTTAGATAAATCTTACGTAAAAGAATTCGAGTCAAGAGTTACTACAAATATGGATGCTGCAAGGCAAGCATTAAAAGTATCTATTGAAGCGGGTGATGTAGATGGTCAAGTATCAGCACAAGAAAGAATTGCTACACTTGCACAAGATGCATCAAGATTAGGTGCTTTAAAAACACTTAATGAAGAATCACCTAATGAAAGAGTGGTTCCTCAACCTGAATATCGAGCACCAATTCCAAGAAAAGCACAATCCGATCCTAGAGCGGAAGCCTGGGCTAAAGATAATACTTGGTTTGGTAGTGACTCAGCAATGACTCATACTGCTTTTGATCTACATAAAAAGCTTGTAGAACAAGAAGGATATGATCCTCAATCTGACGAATATTATGAAGAGGTTGACTCAAGAATAAGACTTGAATTCCCCCATAAATTTGATAAGATAGAAGATACTTCTACAGAAAGAGCAAAACCTGCTCAGAATGTAGCATCGGCCAGACGTTCAGCCCCAATAGGACGCAAGAAAACTGTGAGACTCTCGCCATCACAGGTAGCAATTGCTAAAAGAATAGGCGTGCCGCTAGAAGAATATGCGAAACAACTAAACAACATCACGGAAGGAATATAAGCATATGGAAAACGATAAAATAAAAACTTCACGTGCGAGTCAAACAAGAACTAAGGTCGAAGCACCTAAAACTTGGACTCCACCCTCATCACTAGATGCACCCGACGCGCCTCAAGGATACAGGCATAGATGGATAAGAGCTGAAACTATGGGATTCAACGATACGAAAAACATAGCAGCATCTCTAAGAGAAGGATACGAGCTTGTAAGAGCTGATGAATATCCGGAAGGAGATTATCCAGAAATGAATGAAGGCAAATTCGCGGGAATCATCGGAGTAGGAGGCCTACTGCTGGCAAGGATACCAGAGGAGATCGCTAAGCAAATTGAAGCTTACTATGACAAGCAGACTAAAGATAAAGATGACGCTGTCAACAACGATCTTATGAAGGAACAGCATCCAAGTATGCCGATCAATCAAGAGAGGCAAACTCGTGTTACTTTTGGTGGTACTAAGAAATAGTTCTTTTAACATTTTCTAAGTCCAACAGAATAAATTAATCGTACAGACCCCTAGGGGTAGGTATATAACAAGGAAAAAAACTATGGCAAATGCAAGTACTACTGGTTTTGGACTTAGAGCGATCAATACAGTTGGACAAACTCCAGCTACTTCTGGTCAAGCTGAGTACAAAATACAAACAGCACCTGGCGTAGCATCAAACAAGGGTGACCCAATGTCTACACAAGATGCAGGCAATCAAGGTTACGCTCAAGATGCTGGCTTTACACTAACAGATGATGGCGGAGCAGGAGCAGCAGCGTGGGCAAATAATGCCGATGCACTTCTAACCGGTGTTTTCAACGGAGCATTCTTTATTGATGCTTCTGGAAAACCAACTTTCAGCAATAACATTGTTGCAGGTCAAACTACATCTGTAGACTACAATTCTGGAACAAATGAAATTTCAGCGTTCGTAATCAACAATCCGTTCCAACAATACATGGTAAAAGCTGATGCAGCTGTTGCACAAACCGTAATAGGTGGTGCTAACAACTTCAATACTTTAAACTATACGGCTACTGATAATTTAAGTGGTCAATCAGTTGGTAAATTAAATGTTGCGTCTGCGGCGTCAACTGCAATGTTTAAATTAGTAGCCTACGGCACTGATATTAATAACAAAGACTTCACTGTTGCAGGTGGAAATGTTGTTGTTGCTATTGCTGGCGGAGCTGGTTTATACGCATAATCTTAATAAGGAGATAAATAACTATGGCTATATCAAGAGCACAACTAGTTAAAGAACTAGAACCAGGTTTGAATGCTTTATTCGGACTTGAATATAAACAGTATGCTAACGAGCATAGTGAAATTTTTGACACAGAAACATCTGACAGAGCTTTCGAAGAAGAAGTAATGTTAAGTGGTTTTGCTAATGCAGCAGTTAAACCTGAAGGCCAAGGCGTTCAGTTTGATGATGCACAAGAAACATTCACAGCACGTTACACAAATGAAACAATCGCTTTGGCGTTTGCAATCACAGAAGAAGCTATCGAAGATAACTTGTATGACAGACTTGCGTCTAGATATACAAAAGCGTTAGCAAGATCTATGGCAAACACTAAGCAAGTTAAGGCAGCAGCAGTATTGAACAATGGTTTCAATGCAACTTTTGCAGGTGGCGATGGAAAAGCTTTATTAGCTACAGATCACCCAACATTAGCAGGATCTTTCTCTAACGAGTTAGCTACTCCCGCTGATCTTAACGAAACATCTTTAGAGCAAGCGTTAATTGATATCGCAGCGTTCACTGATGAAAGAGGCCTTAAAATTGCGGCTAGAGGAATGAAAATGGTTATTCCTTCTGAACTTCAATTTACTGCTGACAGATTGATGAAATCTGAAGGTAGAACTGGCACAGCAGATAATGACATTAATGCAATCAAAAACATGGGGATGATTCCTCAAGGTTATGTAGTAAATCACTACTTAACGGCTGCAAAAAAATGGTTCATTAAAACTGATGTTCCAAATGGTCTTAAGCACTTTGTTAGATCACCTATCAAAACTTCTATGGAAGGTGACTTTGACACAGGAAACGTAAGATACAAAGCTAGAGAAAGATACGTATTTGGATTCTCTGATCCAAGAGGCGTATTTGGCTCTGACGCAGTATAATTAATAAATAATTTAAAAGGCGGCTTTACAGTCGCCTTTTTTTTAACTATAACAAGGTGTGAAAATGAAAAAAACTTCTATCAATATCTGGGCCTACGATCATCATGCAAAATTTAATATTGAACATGTTGAGGATACCGCTGAAAGTGTCGAAAAATCAATACTTGACAAACTAGGAGAAAAAAGTATAGTGTGGGAGTATCTCGGAAACACTTATAATAACGAGATAAGTCGAATAACTTATGAGGAGGTTATAGATGATAAGAGACCTGTACAAACAAAAAAAGTACTTGGAGTTGAAGTGGCAACAGGAGCATATTGACAATAATAGATATACTCTTGATATGGTCAAAATCGACGATTTAATTAAAAGAGTCGTTACTGACATAAAGCTTGAAGAAGCTAGACGTGCTGACTTACAAAATAGGGTAGAAAACTCTGCTCCACAAGTTTCTGTAGCTACTTAAGACACAAAGTTACATCGCTGAAATCGCACTTTCCCCCACAGGACCTCTTGCACTCTATTCCAAAATATAGTATAAATGAATCACTATACATATATAAACAAATACATTTTACATAGACGCGTATAGTCGACCGCCTAGAGACTATGTAGAATACACTAGGAGAAATAATCATGGCAAACACAACATTTTCGGGACCTATAAAAGCGGGAACGATTTCAAATACTACAGGTAC